TGCTTGCAAATAATAATATTTTTACGAATCTTAGTTCGTGCTTGGCTGCAATTCCAAAAGTGGTTAGATTTCCTGTTCTTGTGGAAGTTGCTAATTTTGGTGATTTAGGTAATTTAGAATTACACAACATTAGAATTGAAGAGGGTGGCTCTATTGAGATTATTAATAGGGCATACGGTAAAATGTATGGATTCTCAGGAACCGCTTCTAACGTAGTTACTGCTCCAACATACAATAACTGGCATGGGTTAACAAATAAAATAGTTTCCCAAGATTTTAGTGCTACTCTTTTCTCTGGATTAAGCGATAATCTTTGTACTTCGACTTTAGGTATTTCTACGCCGGTATTTAGTGCATGCGGTGATATCCGAGCGAGTAGTGTTTATTCTTGTTTATATCCCGCTTCCGCTACAAGACAAGCTCCACTTACTGTGGGTATTCAGAATAGTAACATGTGGCCTACGTCTCTAGCGGAGCATGAATTTAGATTCCTTCCATATGAAGGACAGTCTGATGTTGATTTAACGTTAGATGCCCTAGATGTAAGTTCAAGAGATCATTATGTGGAACTTCCTTTACGTAGAAGAAATATGACCACAGATGCGGGTGATAGTCATATGACAGGTTCTGTCTATTTTAATCATCTAAAAAAATTAAGTATTAAAAATTGTGATGGTCCTATCTATATTAGAAATTTTATGACGGATGGTGAAAACCAAGGATCTAATCCTCGTAATATTGGAGTTAGTATTGTCAATTCTGATGTTCTTTTAGAAAATTGTGGAGCCGTTAGATGTAGAGAAGCGGGCTTTAAGTTTATTAATTCTAAAGTAGTTTTATCACGATCTGCATTTGCATATAGAAACTATGATTTAAGTAGTGGAATTTCTGCTGTTCCAAATAAGGGAGTGGGTATTCATGCTGTTAATAGTGATGTTTCAATTAGTTCATTGATTTCTGGGACAGCCGCCCAATTGATAGCTAACCCTATGGCTGGAGATTTCCAAGCTTCGGGTACAGATGTAGTTGTGTGTACGTCTCGAAATAATATTGGCATACAACTAGATTCCTCTAAATTTTCAGGGGGTTATAGAAGAGATTTCGTAGACAATCCTAAAACAGGAGGAATTACTACTTCTGAATTAAACAGAACGTATGGATTAAAAGCCTTTAATTCTGAGATAGATATGAAAGGCTTATTTGATTTTCATGGAAATAAAGAAGGATTATTTTTACGGGGTTGTAATGTAGGTTATGAAGATTTTTGTGTGGACTATCATGAAAATACAGGACTAAACTGTGAAAATTCAACAGCTACCCTCAACCCTACCTTGTCGGGAATAGGTATCGGATCAGCGCCTCAAGCTCGAAATAAACAAGTTGATTTTTCTGGAAATGGCAAGCACATTAACCTAGAAAATCAAAGTACTTTTACTTTCCAAAAGGTAGCCAACTGCCCCTCTTCTTATGGTAGCATGTTTATAGTGTCGGCTGTTGGTCGAGAAGAAGGTATTCCTCAACAAGCTACTCCTGCTATTTCTATATCTAATAGTTCCAAAGCTGATTTTTATAAATTAAAATTATTACCTAGAAGTTCTACTTACATGACAACTAATATGCCTCAATACGGATTAGGTGTATCTGTAAATAAAAACTCAGAGGTTGATTTTTATTCAAACTCTAAAGCGTGTACTTTCATCCTGGGACCTCCTGATTACATTCATCAGCACTATGTAGCAGGAGTATACGCGAATAACGGGTCTACTATTGGACTACATGGGCCTACTTTTATTGGACGATTTGGGGTAGATGTTTTAGCAGAAAATCAATCTACTATTAATATTACTCCTCCTAGAATTGCTAATACCTTCTTGGCTGATTCCAGTGCGTTTACTTTAATTGATCCTCGTAACCACACCTCTGTTGAATTACACTCTACCCGCGCCTGTCTTGTTGTTAATAAGAATTCTACTTTGAACATGGAAGATTTGGGATCTTTTGATAATTATTGGGCTAGTAGTACGCAAGGAGTGATTGCGTTGAATACAATCGGAACCGATTTCCAGCAGACATATAATTCATTTTCATTACAAGATACTATTGGACGAGGCTCTCTCCAATTTTTTCCCAATCCACAAAATACACTTGCTCTAGATGAGGTAAACCTTGACTCCCTTGAAGATAGAGCGGGAGCTATTGACCTTAATATGCCTTCATTTTATCCGTATCCAACATCTAATCAATTTTTAGTGAGGTCAGGAGGATACTTTAATGCGGGTACTGAATGGCTTACACAGACGCAACAAGCTACACGCGGAGGAGTATGTGTTAGAGCAACCCAAGATAGTGTAGTTAATGTTACGAATGTGTGTTTCCCTGTAGGTACTAATACTTCTCCCTTGGATGGACCTTACTATAACGCAAGTGGAACAGATTGTGACCAATTAATGATATGGAATATAGCAGATACTTCACGCCTAAATGCTGCGTACTGCTCAGTTAGCGGCATGTACCCTGCTGATGTAGGTTATCATGGACCTAGTGCAGTGTGGGCTTCAGCAGCGGGAGACCCAGACGGCGACCATTCGAATATCCCTGCTTCTGGGGCTCCTTCTTCTACTCCTGATACTGGAAGGCTAAGTGTGCTTGATGCCTTTGGAGCAGGAAGTTCAGTCTGGACAGTTCCCTCAGGAATTACTATTAACATGCCTTTTAAGAGGGCATCCTTTAATACAATAAATGCTAACCCAGCAAACTCTGATTTTAAAGTCGATGCGGGTATTGTTGTATCGGGAACAGTTGCTGGTGGGATGCTTAGTCCTGGAATTTGGGGAAGTGGTATAGGTAGTTATAATAATCAAGGTGTTTTTAGATTATACTTTTCTCCTAAATCTGAATGTAAACTTTTACAAAATGATCTTAGTGGATATGGATATGGCGGCAACGATGAAGGAAAATTCCTAACTGGGATAACAGGCCCAGCGTATCAAATATTTTCCCAATGTTATAACATGTCGGCTAACTTATCTGCTGTTCTCTTAGGCGATGGTAATAATGTAAGTGGTTTGTATCCTAATCTATTAAAATTAAGTTGGGATTCAGATCTGGATGGAATACCTGATAGTTTATGGACTTCAGGATTCTATTACGGGAGTGAATTTTTAGATGATAACCCCTCCCAATGTTTACTAGATGAGTCGGCTGCTAACACTTTTGCTAATTCTAAACACGCTTCCCTAGGAATGGCAGGAACACCAAAACGAGTAACTCTATATAGAGCTAGGGCTGCTGGTGGAGATAACCCAGGAAGTGAAGCAACTGAAGGGGATTTATCAGGTACAAAGGGCTTTAAATCAGCTAACATATTTGACCTAAAGAGAGATAACTAATGCCAGAACCAATTTATCATGATAGTAATTATAGATTTACAGACCCTGTTAGGGTTTTTAAAGCTAATGATCCTTACTTTTTTGAAGTAGACAATATTCCCCTTAAACAATTACAAGAAAATTGTTTATGGTTAAAAGATCAATTAACTAAAGAAGCCCAATCATTATTAAATGTAAAGAGGGCTGATATAGATGAGTTGCGTCCTTACGTTACAGGGGAAGATCGAATAGTAAGAGTAAAACCAGGAAGATTTACGGCTAGAATTAATGATGCTTCTACAAAAGAACCTTTACAATATTTAAAACAGTTGGGAGGGATTGGGGGAGACCAGGGATATCCAGGATGGCACCACTCCGATCCAGATTCATGGCAAGTAGCCACGGCAAGCCAAGGAAACTTCCCTCCAGGAACAGTTCCTTCGTGGAATGATATCTTGTACACCGCATTAGAAAAATTTAAAAGTTCGTTAGCTCAAAACGCTGTGGGAATGACAGGTTTAGAGGAAAGTGTTTTTACCAGACCAACAAGAAATGATGATTATCCTATTAATACTACAGGTATTACTTGGAATGCAGATGGTGGGGCCATTAATTATCCTACGCAATCGGTTCCTGGAGTGCAGTTAGTACCTGCTATTGTTACACAGGCTCTTTTGTGGGCGAAGTCTGTTGATGGTCTTCAAGATAATTGGATAGCAACTACTTTTGATAATCTAAATAATTTTGCTGGCTTTGCACGTATGCCTATAACGGAGAACCAGTTTATTAAATTATGGAGAGGTGTGGCTAGAAATGCTATTGTAGATGTAGATGATGAGATCACTGTTGAAGTTCCTATATTTCAACCTACAGACTTTGATTATATTGATGAAAATGGGATTAGCGTAGCAGTAGAGGGGGTTCAAAGTAGAATTGATATGATCTTTATTTACAGTAAACCTGTAGATGCTAGTGCGGCTCGATATATGAAAGGTTCCGCTATTCAGAGCCTGACTAAGCCAGCATTAGGACTGGTAAGAGGTGCTGGTCTTAAAATGCAATACCAGGCGATAGCCGGTGAAATTACCCAAGAATATGGAGATGTAGATCGAGTGGACAGCCAAGGAAATATGCAAATACTAGCTGCTGCTGGGGATGTAAATGATACAACTATGGGATTTACGTCTACATCTGCTAACGAACTTTTTTATGATGTTCGTGGATCTTTTCCTGCTCCTGATGATCTTCTTAACATTGCTCCCCTCCTTTCAGAACAACTAGAAAGTGATGCATTAGAGTTAGTTGGACAATCTATTCTTCCCGTGGCATACATTTGGGTACAGGGTGATTCGAGTTTAGTGGCTAGAACAGATCTTATTGATATTAGACCTTTCTTTAGAACTGCTGAATTAACATACAATGAAAGAGCAGGACTTGCAGCCGCTGTTCCACAAGTTTCTTTAGCTAACCCAGTTGCAAGTATAGCAGAAATCGACAGACGCGAAATTAACCTACTGGGCCATTGGACTCAAGATATAGCTGCGGCAGTTGAGGACG